GCATTAACAATGGCATATAATGCTAAGGCAAATTATGAAGATGTATTCTCACAAGTTAGAATGTGGGATACAATTATCTTTAATGAATTACTAAAAGATAATATTATTTGTCCAATGCGTGATATGAATCCTACATCACCAGAACTTGTAGGTGCATATGTAAAAGATCCTAAAGTAGGTTTTCATGATTGGGTTGTATCTTTTGACCTCAATTCACTATACCCACATTTGATTATGCAATATAATATTTCACCTGAAATGATTTTACCAGACAAAAAAAATATAGATGTTTCTGATTTGTTAGAAAAACAAGTAGATACCTCTGATGGTAATTGTATGGCTGCAAATGGCACAATGTATCGAACTGGTAAACAAGGCTTCTTACCTCGTATCATTCAAAAAGAATATAATGATAGAACAATTTATAAAAAGAAAATGCTTGAGGCAGAACAGCAATATGCAAATACCAAAGATCCTAAGTATGAAAAACTTGCTAGAAAAAATTATTTAATTCAACATTCCAAAAAGATTTCGCTAAATAGTGCATATGGTGCTATTGGTAACAAATACTTCAGATACTATGATCATAGAATGGCAGAAGCCATAACCACATCAGGCCAATTAAATATTCGTTGGATTGAACAAAAACTAAATGAATACTTTAATAAACTATACAAAACAAAAAGTGATGATTATATTATTGCTTCAGATACAGATTCCGTTTATATTAATATGGCACCTCTTGTAAAAATGTCTGGTGCAACTGACAAGAATAAAATTGTAAAGGCATTAGATAAGTTTTGTTCAGAAAAACTAGAACCTTTTATAGACAAGTCATATCAAGAACTTGCTAAATATATGAATGTGTATGAACACAAAATGGTTATGAAACGAGAGGCAATCGCAGACAAAGGTATCTGGACAGCAAAGAAAAGATATATTTTAAATGTGCATAATTCAGAGGGTGTTCAATATCCAGAACCTAAATTAAAGATTATGGGTATTGAGGCAGTAAAAACATCAACACCTTTACCATGTAGAGATAAACTAAAAGAAAGTTTTAAAGTAATCATGGGGGGCGATCAAAAAGAAATGAAAGACTTTATTGTAAACTTTCGTAGAGAATTTGAATTACTGCCACCAGAAGATATTGCTTTTCCTCGTAGTGTCAATGGTGTGAAGAAATATGGTGATGGTACATCTATCTACAAGAAAGGTTCACCAATGCATGTTAAAGGTGCATTGTTATATAATCATTTACTTAAAATGAAAAAGGTATCGCATAAGTTTCAACAATTTTATGATGGTGATAAAGGTAAGTTTGTACATTTAAGAAAGAATATGTGGAATGCTAACGTAATCACTTTCATGGCAAAACTACCTAAAGAATTTGAAATGCACGGTCTCATAGATTATGAACAACAGTTTACAAAATCATTTATGGAACCATTACGATTTATACTTGACGCTATCAATTGGAAGATAGACGCTTCTGATAGTAATACAATTGAGGATTTTTTCGCATGATATATAATTTAAAAGATGTTGTAGAATCGAGCAAGAGAGAAAGATTTAATGTTATCTCTACATTTGCTGGCGGTGGTGGGTCTTCTACAGGTTACAGACTTGCAGGTGCTAAAATTTTATGTATTAATGAGTTTGTTGAAGAAGCACAAAATACATATAGAGAAAACTATCCAGACACACCAATACTACCTGGTGATATAAAAAAGTTATCTGGTAAAGATTTTTTAGATATTGCTGGCACAACTGATATAGATATATTAGATGGTTCGCCACCTTGTAGTGCGTTTAGTGTTGCAGGTAAACTATCTCATTCATCTGGTGGTAAACATTCTGATGGTTGGGGTAAGACTAAATCATATTCTGATGGTATGATGGTAGAAAACATTGAAGATTTATTCTTCGAGTTTCTACGAGTGGCAAACGAAATAAAACCAAAAGTTATTGTTGCAGAAAATGTTGCTGGTTTAACAATTGGTGAAGCAAAAGAATATTACAATAAAATATTAAATGAATTTGAAAAGATAGGTTATGATGTTTGTTCGCAAGTAATGAACAGCAAAAATTATGGCGTATCTCAAACAAGAACCAGAGTTATCTTTATTGGTATACGAAATGATATTACAGAAAAGGTTGGATTAAACTTCATGACAATACAAAATGTTTTTCCACAACCAAACGATAAAATTATACCTCTGAAAGAAGCATTAGAAGGATTAGAATATGATCCTGAAGAAGTAAAAGAACTAACAGAAAAATTTGTGAATACAGCATACTGGAAAGATACAGGTAGTAAAATGCCTAACGATCCAGACAAAGTTTTAACTGGTGGTGACTATCATCCAAAGGGTCATCATTTTAATTTAAAACGAGTATCACAATTTGCACCAGCACCTACATTGACAGCAATGGGTAGTGGGCAAACAAATGCTGGAGCGTTTCATTGGAACGAACCACGAAAACTTACTTTGGGTGAATTGAAAAGAATAATGTCATTACCAGATGATTTTAAGTTAACTGGTAAATGGAACCAAAGGGCAGAACGAATAGGTAGAATGGTACCACCGTTAATGATGAAAGCAATAGCGGATTCTATATATGAGAAAGTCCTTGACAAATTATAGGAGACCTGATATACTATGAAAGAACTTATGGAAAAACTAGAACAACAAAATCTTACGATTGCAGATTATAGTACGATAATTAAAATAATACAAGCGTCTTTACAAAGAGGTAGTATTCGTGCTGAAGAATGTACAACCGTTGGATTGATATATGATAAATTACAAATAATGATACAGAAACAACAAAAGGAGAATGATAATGCCAGACTTTCTGAAACAAATAATTAAAGATACAGGAAACGAATATGCCAGTTTAGTAAGCGAAGGTGTTGAGGCAGGTGATGTAGATACTTTTATCAACACAGGTTCTCATATATTTAATGCCTTACTATCAGGTAGTATTCATGGTGGTATACCATCAAATAAAATTACAGCATTGGCAGGTGAAAGTGCAACAGGTAAAACATTTTTTGTATTAGGTATGTGTAAACATTTCTTAGATAATAATCCTGACGCAGGTGTTATATACTTTGAGAGTGAAAGTGCATTAACAAAACAATTAATTGAAGACAGAGGTATTGATAGTGAACGTATGGTTATCATGCCTGTAACAACAGTACAAGAATTTAGAACACAATCCTTAACTGTACTAGACAAGTATATGGAACAAAATGAAGCAGATAGAAAACCTATCTTATTAGTCTTAGATAGTTTAGGTATGTTATCAACTACTAAAGAGGTTGAAGATACAGCAGATGGTAAAGAAACTAGAGATATGACTAGAGCACAAGTGTTAAAGGCTGCGTTTAGAGTGTTAACTTTAAAACTAGGTCGTGCAAAAGTGCCAATGGTTATAACTAATCACACATATGATGTTGTAGGTGCATATATGCCTATGAAAGAAATGGGTGGTGGTTCTGGTTTGAAATATGCTGCCTCAACAATTGTTTATCTTTCAAAGAAAAAAGAAAAAGATGGTACAGAGGTTATTGGTAACATAATACATTGCAAAACACAAAAGTCCAGATTATCAAAAGAAAACATGATGGTTGATGTAAGACTACGATACGAAACTGGTTTAGATAAATATTACGGTTTACTAGACTTAGCAACTAAGTATGGTATCTTTAAACAAGTATCAACAAGAATTGAGTTACCAGATGGTTCAAAACAATATGCAAAAACTATTTACAATGAACCTGAAAAATATTTTACAGATGATATATTACAACAAATAGACGAAGCAGCTAAAAAAGAATATTCATATGGCAATCCCGAAGTATAGTTATGTTGAACACCCAAAATTTGAACAAACAGGTTTTCAAATTATTGATGGTGAATATCAAGACATTGTTTATACTTACGGAAAAGTAAAGCCTATTGAAGAAGACGAAAAGTTAAGATTGAAGTTTGAGTA